TCTTGCTTACTATGGTTGTGAGCGGTTCTCTCACATCCTTGCTTCTGTCTGCCGTAAATCCAGTCTGCCCAATCTGTACCATGTACGGCTCGCACAGATAATGTTTTCCACTTCCAACTATGGTTGGCAATGGTTTCTCTATATCATGTACTCTGGGTGCTTGCCCGTCTCTTTCCCCATATCCAATAGGAATCATGTAGGGTTCTACCACACCGTAACCGTGCTTTCCGGTTATAGTTGGCATCGGATCCCGGATATCGTTCGGTCTACGCTCGCCGCCGTGGTTGCACTGAATAATAAATGGCTCTGGATTCTCGAATACAAACTTTTTCAATCCCCTTGCAATCCGCTCCATCGTTTTCGGTGCCAGCGGTCGCACCGCCCGGATTCCATATTTCTCTTTGATCTCTTCCGAGGTGTCAAAGATGCTGGGGCACGGCAAGGAAAAGTCTAACTGCGTGTATGCACCCACATACGGTTTTAAGAGACCAGCCTTAACAGCCTCACTGTCAGCTGGTCCATGTGTCGGCTCTGGCCATACAATCGGATTACCGTCACACCTCGCAATCATGAAAAATCTCTTGCGCATAGTTGGTGCACCATAGTCAGCGGCAATCAACTCCTTGAATTGCACCTCATAGCCCAAATCTGTAAGCTGCTGGACAAACCGTTCAAATGTCTTACCCTGCTTGCTCTTAATGGGATGATGCCCTCTGTTTAGTGGTCCCCAGGTCTTAAACTCTTCCACGTTTTCCAACATGATCACTCTTGGTCGGACAAGTCCCGCCCATCTGCAGGCTACCCATGCAAGACCTCGGATAAACTTATCCTTTGGCTTACCGCCTTTCGCTTTGCTGAAGTGTTTGCAGTCCGGTGAGAACCAGGCAAGACCTACCGGATGCCCTTTGCATGCTGCAACCGGATCTACCTGCCATACATCCTCACAGTAATGCTTTGTGTTTGGGTGATTAGCCTTGTGCATCCGGATAGCTTCCGGATCATGGTTAATGGCAATATCCACACTGTATCCGGTTGCCATCTCTATTCCGGTGGACGCGCCCCCGCCGCCGGCAAAGTTGTCAACGATTAGTTCTCCGTTAATCATGGCATCACCTCCGGGAAGTCTGATATGTCCATCTGCCCTTCCAGATTATCCGCAGCTTTTTCATCCGCTTCGCAGGCTGCCACCATTTCTGCATCCATGTCTTTCTCTTCCCCGACTTCAATGCAGAACACCGGTTGTCCCTGATCTGTTATTCCGAATGTGTTGGCATTCTCATATAATTTTCTTTTTCTCGGATTTGCAAGAATAAAACTTACCGGTGCATCATCCGGGAATGTATTCAGGTATTCTTTTAATTCTTTGTTTGTCATTTTTCAAAGGAACCCGATATATCGTCACCCCGGCCGGAGGTTCGGCTCCTTTCCAATATGTCTTGTATTAACATAAACAATGTTATATAATGGCCATGTCTTACTCTGGCCGGAGGATCGAAAAAACAATATGATTGTATTTTTGACCCTTTGTTTGGTAGTAATATCAATCCCATTGTGTACATATTTTCTTTTAAGATTTTCAAAAAAATCAAACGTGAAGAAAATAAAATGTGGAAATAAACTTTTTCACATAACAATAACTTTTACTACCAAGCATAAGACTAAAAAAGAATAATCATTCTTTCTGCAATGGAATTGTCCATTGCAGTTTTTATTTAATAATCCATAAAATCATCTATGCTCATCTGCCCTTTGCAATTACCACCGATAGTTGATGGATCCCATCCAACACCAATATATTCCAATACTTTTGCCCAACCATAGTCATTGCCGTCTGAATCCTTACACATATGGAACATCAGATAATCCCATTCCTTTGGATTGCTTTCATATAGCAGATCGAACCTGTGTGGTCTCTTTTCCATGTGGATTCCAAATCCACACATGCTGCAACCGGTTCTCTGTGCTTTGGTGGTATACAGAGTTCCGTCCGGTTTCTTCTCGATGGTCCCGTATATCTCCGGGATCAGTGAATCGGGCATCACAAAATTCTCTGTAAGTCTGCCCTCACGTAATAGCTGCTCATGGAATTCATCTTTCCATCCATTCCGCCACTGCTCGTCCATCTCCAGTGCCAGGGACAGAATATCCTGCCGGTGAAAAATAGCAAACGGTGCTGATCTGATTGTGGATGCTCCGAAGTAGTTGCAGCCGTTCATCCGCAGGCTCTTGGCACGTCTGCCGCCCTCGGATGCCATCAGCCCTAAATACGGTACACTGTTATGCTCTTTTCCCCAGTCATCACAGTTCTTTTCTTTGAGGTAATAACAACACTTGGACGATACCAGGAAATCAGGCTTCTGATAATCACATCCCTCGTTTTCGTTCTCATACCCACCGAACAGCTTCAGCCATCGATGATTAAGCTTCATTTTGGAATCTTTCTGCCAACCACCATATTCCCCAGTCTCTCCGGTAATAATTGCGTGGCGTACCGTCTTATTCTTCTCAGATGGATTCTGCAGCAACTCAATTTTCCCGGCAATCTCCTTGGATATGACTGGAAAACCGAACTCCTGGATCACCTTTGGCTTACTCCAGTAGGTCCCGTCCTCGCGTTTCAGCGGTGGCACATTTATGATCCCGATTGCCCGATGTACCCTCTGAATGCTTTTATCTTCCAGATAGGATGCCGATACTCCCGGAACATCAATGTTACACACCTTTTTTAGGAATATGTAAAGGATTATGCTATCCAATCCACCTACCGATACATGGCAGTTCAACCCCCGCTTATCGCATTCCCGCCGAAACTCTTCCGCGCGGATCTGCGCATACTTTCTCTTAAATTCATACGGCTGCTTCTCTTTCTGCATGAAGGTTGCAATCTTCTGCTTCGTTCCCAGCCGTTCCATTCTTTCCTGCACGGATTCCATTTTCTTCTCGGAGTAAAGAGCTCTTTATCGCTGGCCAGCAAACCTCTTACTCCTTTCTAATCGTTGTCAATTTCTTTGAATATGTAGTTTGCAATTAGACCAGCTATAATTCCAATTATAAGTTGTTCTATCATGCTATCATTTCACCTCTCATTCTTTTCATTCTTCGAACGTTCATCATTAACATGATAGAATAACAGGTGATATGATTCACATTTTCTACATATTTTGCAATTTTTATATTTTTTTAATAATTAGTCTCACAGTGCTCCTTGTACATCCTGCCCGCCATCTGCACTAGATAGTGCTGTAAGGCTTCTTCAACGCTGATT